CCTAAATAAAATGCTGGGCATCCACTATGGCATGGGCTACGAAACACCCAGCACTGACGCATCTCACGGGGTACTGCAGGGTTTTTACACCCCAGCTATCTACAGCTACCTGAACAACGACCTGCCGATTTCAAATAATTCAATGCGCAATTATGGTTTTGTGCGCTCCCAACTGAGTGATGCTGGTGCAAGCGTACCGACCAACCTAATTGTCCAAGATTTCAGTGGTGACTTGCCAGCAGGGCTGATCCGATTCCATGAAGCCGCAATTCCCTCTGGGCTGACAATCGAATCTGACTTGAGCGCTCTTAGCTACACAAAACAGAAGACCATTTCTTACGACGCCTCCTTGGGCTTTCCTTATGTCGCCTGGGATTGGGGGCGGGCTGCCTACAACCAAGCGCAGCTTACCTCCCTAGGTTTTAGTCAATCCGACCTGAGCTAATGAACTCGTACAACCCTGACCTCCAGCAGCTGATCCAACGCGCTCAGCTGATCGCCCAAGTCAACCGCAAGCAGGCACTACTGGCCCGAGAAAAGGACACTAAGCTGCGGGAGAAGCTTACCCGCCCTAAATAGGGAACTGCTCCCCAGTATGTCTGCTCTCCCCTTCATTCAGCCCCCTGCTGCACATGCCCCCCGGCGGGTCGGCAACACCAACAGCGGCATCCTGGAGATTCCCGTTCTTGGGGGTCTCACGGTTGAAGAAAGCGCCACAGTTTCTGAGCTATTGAGTTCCGAGCAAAGCGCCTTTGTGGAGGGCGCTCAGATTGCAGACGGCATCGCGGTTCAGGAGGGTATCTCTCTGCTCGAAGCGTTCGAGTTGGTGGAGGCATCACTGAGCGGCAAGGATTTGGAGCCTGCTGCTGAAGCGATCCGCGTCAAGCACGCTGACGCAATCCAACGGGTGGCGCGAATTTATGCAGCCAGTGGCCAGCGCAACATGGATGCGAACGTCACCGCTATCTTGCGTTGCCGGCTAAACCTCCCCAGCTGGGACACCGCAAACACCCGCAAACTCGACAAAGCGCTCTACAACGACATCTGGCAACTAGTACAAGACGAGCAAGCTTCCGAGGGTCGTGAGGTCGAGCCGACCAGCGAAGCAGAACTAAAAAAGCCGTCGCCGGCCTCTGGAAAAGGAATGAAACGGACTGGGCGCAAATCGCCTACGACCTCTTCCACGGATACCCCGGCCAATTCCACCGAGACACCTTCCGCCGAGAACTGCGCGATACGGTCTTAAGCGCCTGGCGCCACCTGCAACGCATCCGCCGCGAAACCGCAGCGCTGAATGAGCTTCCCATCGCCCAGCTCACAGCGATGACGCGCAATCTTGCTGTGGACACCAGCAAAACCAAGCCCCTTGGCCTACTGGACTTCGCGTTGTTCCACAAAAAAGAAGAGGTTGAAGCTGCTGTGTTTTCAGCGGAGGTGGCGGCGATTGCGTTGGCACTACGCCACGAGGACAAAACCCCACCTCTACTGCTTTCGGTGTGGCCGCAAATTTTGGCATCAGCCAAGGAAACCACAACGCTGCCCGCGTGCCGCGCTTTTCACAGCGACGACCACAATATTTTTATTGTCCATCCCCAGTGGGAGGGCAAAAACCTGCGCGGAGGATTGGTGCTGGTGCGCGGCCAAATTTGCGGTCCGGTGCGTGTCCGCGACCTCGACAAACCACTGCTTACCTACGACCTTGTGCTCCCCAAACGTAATGCAATGGGTTGGATCGAAGCTGGTCTATTGCTGCAACGGGCGGAAACCTAGCCCATGGACGTTCTCACCCTACGAAACGAGCTGGAGACAGTGCTCGTCGAGTATCTAGGCGTTTACACGCTCGGCAACGGGATGACCACCCCAGCTGTGAGCGTGCGCTCCAGCGGCGAATCCTTACCTGCCGGCACCGTCGTAAGCGGGCTGGAGCTAATAATTCTGCGCGACCCCGCCCTGACCCCAGTTGCCAGCTACACCAACCGCCAAGCGTTCCGCGAATGGAACGTATTTCTCATCGACTGGTCACGCAGTACCAATTTGACCAGCGCAGCAGGAATCATTACTTGGTATTACCCCGACAGCACCGTGAGCACGGTGACCGTGCCCGAGGGCCTCGGACCCTCTGCTCAAATGCGCGTGACGATCCGCACCGCGCCTGATGGCAACTCAGGTTCCGGGGAAACCTAGGCCATGGCGATCACCCCCGCAACTTATAACATCCGCCCCCAGCGCAGGGCCGATTTCCCGTTGACGGTACGCTTCAAGGACAGCGAAGGCACCGCCATCAACCTCACCGGCTGGGACATCCTTGCGCAGGTGTGGAGCAAAGATCGCACCACCAAATACGGCGACTTTACCGTGACGGTGGACGCCCCTGTTACAGGCGAAACCCAACTCCTGTTGCCCTACGCGATCACAGCAACATTGCCTACGGAGGCGCGTTACGACGTGATGCTGATCAACGGCGACGGGCTGCGCGAATACTACTTAGAAGGAATCGTCCGCCCCTCAGAGGGCTACACCACCCCTGCCTAACCGATGGCCAACACTGCAGAGGTACTCAGCACCGGCCAGGTACTACTCACTGAAGTAGCAGCACAAGTCATTGAAATCACCACGCCATCTGCACCGGCTGTAGTCGAGGTTGTTACCGAAGGTCCCATAGGCCCTCCATACATTACCTACCTCGCCCAGTTGGATGACGTGAACACTTCAGAACGAGTGGGCGGAAGCGTGCTTGTGTATGACGAGGAGACTTCTCAGTGGGTGGGTAACGATGTCAACACTGTTGTGACCCTAACTGACGGCGGGAATTTTTGAAGTAGGGGAAACCTAGGCGAAACACTGTAACGCCAAGAGCCCGTGGCCAACACCCTGCGCATTAAGCGTCGTACTAGCGGTAGCGCAGGCGCACCGTCTTCACTGGCCAACGCAGAACTCGCCTACAACGAGGTCGAGGACGTACTTTATATCGGTAAGGGTACGGGTGGTGCTGGCGGCACTGCAACAACCGTGCCTGCGATTGGCGGCCCCGGTGCCTTCGTATCGCTGTCCGGCGCTCAGACCATCAGCGGTAACAAAACCTTCACGGGCACTGTTGACCTGAGCAGTGCGACGATTAGCACAATCAGTACAACAAGCAACGTCACGGTTGGGGGCAACCTCACAGTTTCCGGCACAACCACAACCGTTAACTCCACGACCGTTGACGTAGCCGACAAAAACATAACCCTGGGTAACGTCGGCACTCCAACCGACACCACAGCCAACGGTGGCGGCATCAGCCTCAAAGGTGCCACCGACAAAACATTTAATTGGGTCAGCTCAACCAGCGCCTGGACCTCCAGCGAGCACGTTGATCTTGCAAGTGGCAAGGCGTTCTACATCAACGGCACTTCAGTGCTCAGCGGCACTGCCCTCGGCAGCGGCGTCACCAGCTCCTCCCTCACCAGCGTCGGCACAATCGGCACCGGCACATGGCAGGGCACTGCAGTTGGCAGTGCTTACGGCGGTACTGGTGCAACCACCTACTCCAGCGGTCAACTGCTTATCGGTAACAGCAGCGGCGGTCTCACCAAAGCAACGCTAACTGCTGGCACTGGAGTCACGATCACCAACGCCAGCGGCTCGATCACCATCAACTCCAGCGGCACCAACTACAGCGCTGGTAACGGCCTCGCTCTCACGGACACCACTTTCTCCACCAATCTCAAAGCCAATGGTGGTCTTGTCATTGAATCCACTGCCATCGCTGTGGATCTGGGTGCTTCTGCCATTACCGGAACGCTGGCTGTAGGTGATGGCGGCACAGGCGCAACCACATTGACAGGTCTTCTTAAGGGCAACGGCACCAGCGCCTTCACCGCAGCGGTTGACGGCACCGACTACCTCAGCCCCAGCGCAACACTCGACGGCGGCAGCTTTTAGGCAAACTCGGCTAACACCCCCAGTCTCTACTGGGTGCATCCGCCTTTATAGGCACCCAAGGATCGCCACATGGCAAACACTATCCAGCTCAAAAGCTCAGCAGTTGCTGGCAAAGTTCCAACCACCAGCGACTTACAGTTGCGGGAGCTAGGAGTCAACACAACTGATGGCAAGCTCTATTTGAAGAAGAGCGTGTCTGGTGTGGAGAGCATTGTGGAAGTTGGGGCAGGAGGAAGCAGCGGAACCAGCATCGAGACCATTGAAACCATGCTGTTCGTGTAACTGAGATGGCACTCGCTAAAACAGGTCTTGGATTTCCAGTTGCGTGCCTAGCAAACGCAACAACAACTATCTACGCTAATCCCGCAACTAAAAAAACCTACGTTCGTTCGCTTCTTATTCACAACCGAAGCACTGTCAACCCAGTAACACTAAACATACACCTAATACAAAACAGCAGCGGCTCCGTAGGCACCGCTAGCACAGGTAACCGTATTTTTCGCCTAACACTAGAAGCCTACGACACATATTTTACAGAACTAGCTTTCCCTATTATTATGACCGGCACAAACGACGCCCTTGTACTTGTAAACACAAATACTCCAACAGGGGAGGACTTGAACGTTCTCCTTCTGGGAGACTTGGAGGCTTGATCCGTGGCTGGAAGAAGCGTTAATTCACTTGGCGGTCGAGGTAAAGACTGGAAGGCAGGTTCTCCTGTTACTCGTTTTAGCGCCAGCGGCAAAGCTAGGGAGTTTTACACGTTTGATAACGCCCCTGGCAATGGTGCCTACGCCACAGGCGGTACAGTTTTTGATGGTGGTGATGGCTATATTTATCATATTTTTACTGCTGGTGGTAACTTTACCGTAACTCGTCCTTCTGCAGCAATAGATTCTGTAAATTATTTAATTGTTGCTGGCGGTGGGGGTACTATTGAGGCCCCAACCTATGCAGGCGGAGGCGGAGGTGGTGGATTATTGTACGGAAGTGTATCTGTAAATAATACTCCTGGAGTTTATACAATTTCGGTAGGAGCTGGAGGTCCTAACGTTCCTGGAACTCCAGGAACACCTAGGAATGGAAGTCCATCAAGTGCTTTTGGAGTTACGGCTACAGGGGGTGGCGGGGGTGGCGGGGCTAATCCGGGCCCTCCTGGGTCATCTCCCCTGACTACCGGAGGAAGCGGGGGGTCTGGCGGCGGCGGCGGCGGCTCTATATACCCTGCCAACAATGGCGGTCCCGGCGGAATAGCTACTCCTACAACTATTCCAAGACAGGGATATAACGGGTCGCCTGGGGGACCGGGCGGTCCTTCGGCATTAGGTGGTGCTGGCGGGGGTGCTGGAGGGCCTGGAGGAACTGGAAATAATTTTGGACCGGGAAAAATTATTCCAGAATTTCCTGCGGATATTGTTGGTCGAGCTATACCAGCAGCAAATTATACATATTGGTACTCATTGGTTGCGGCCGGTGGATATTCGGCGGGGGGTAGATCTTTTACTCCCGCTACTCCTGCAAGAATTGCTATTGCAAATAGTGGGTATGGCGGTCAATCCGTAGTGCCTGCGCCTACTTCTGCTACTGGTGGCTCAGGCATTGTTTGCATTAGATATAGAAAACCAGCACCCTACTCTAGGGCTACTGGTGGCACGATAGAACCAAGTACACACCCAGAGCATCCAGGAGTTTGGCGACATATTTTTAGCGCTCCTGGAACATTTACGATTACTGACCCATCATTGCAATTTGTTGAATATCTTGCGGTTGGCGGTGGCGGTGGCGGCGGTTCAGCTCCAGGTGCTATCAGAGCAACTGGTGGAGGGGGCGGTGCCGGTGGATTTGTTACCTCTATTGATACTTCCATAACAACTCCACTTTCTGTTCCTGAAGCATATCTTTGGAACCCAGGCTCTTCCGTAAGAGTTGGAAAGCAGATGCCAGTAAGTGTCACAGCTTACCCTGTAAGTGTTGGTACGGGTGGCCCTAGTGATAGTTCAGGATCTAATACAACAATAGGTTTGCCAGGACCACTCCAAATTATTGCGTATGGTGGCGGTGCTGGCACTAGTTCTGCTGCCACTCCTGGAGGTAGTGGCGGTTCTGGAGGAGGTGTTGGGAAGCCTTTTTCTAATACCGCAGGAACAGGTGGAGCAGCATCCCCATCCCCATTGATTCAAGGAAATTCAGGTGGATCATTTTCAGGATTCCCTACAAACCCTTCGACTGGATCTGGAGGAGGTGGTGCTGGTGCTAGCGGAGGTAACGGTCCCGGCACTTCAACCGAAAGCGGATTAAATAACCCTCCAGTTGGTGGCGGCATCGGTGGTGCTGGGTGGTACTCAGTATTATCACCATCTTCCTATGGAACTCCTGGTCCAGTTGCTGGATATAGATATTTTGCTGGTGGAGGGGGGTCTGGCGGAGGTGCATCTCCAGCACCTCCCGGCTCGCCGATTACTAATACTGGTGTCATGGGCCGCCCTGGCGGCGTAGGCGGGGGTGGAACAGGCGGTGATGTGAATTGGACTGGAATTTATAGCTCCCCGTATCCAACTGCTACTGCAACTCCAGGAACTACCAATACCGGCGGTGGTGGCGGAGGAGGTGGAGGGGGCTATGTTCAGTCAGGCGGAACCGGGGGGGCTGGAATTGTAATTATTCAATACCCCGAGTAACCATGGCACACTTTGCACAAATTGACGACCAGGGATACGTGATTCACGTTTCTGTAGTCCGCAATCAAGACATTCTGGACGGTAATGGCGTTGAGAGTGAAGAGGTCGGCATTGCTTTCTTGCGCTTTGTGTACGGCCCCAACACTCGTTGGGTGCAAGGCTCCTACAACTCGCGCATTCGGAAAAGGTATCCCGGCATCGGAATGCGTTACGACGCTTTTTTAGACGCCTTTATCCCAGTTCAGCCTGACCCAACTTGGACTCTTAATCCGACCTCGTTAGAATGGGAAGCACCTAAAGACCCTGAGGTTTAGTGGCATTCCAAACAGTGTGGTTCTTTTCGAACCTGCCAGAGAATGTTGTTGAGCTTATAGAACAAGACCTTACGACGACCTTTGACTCCGAGATGGCCGACTCGCGGCTGCACGGAGACGCGCTAAACAAGGAGAAACGCAATTCGCGCAATACCTGGATCCCCTCGTCGCACTGGACCGCCGGCTTTCTGTGGCACTACATCCAACGAGCTAACCGAGAAAACTTCCTCTACGACTTGCGGAACATCGACGGCGAGTCGATGCAGTACACGCAATACGGCCCCGGAGAGTTCTACGGCTGGCACAACGATGCAGGACTAGCTACGCAATACAAACCGCAGAGCGTTGGAAACCGCTCGGACGGCTTGGCCAACGATTTTGTCAACGAGAGCATCGAGCTGGTGCGCAAGCTGAGCTTTGTGCTGCAGCTCTCCGACCCTGACGACTACGAGGGCGGCAACCTACAGCTCCTGGACGAGAGCGGCAAATCCTACATAGCCCCTCGAAAGCGCGGCACTGTCATCCTTTTTGACTCCAGAGCACAGCATCGCGTATTGAAAGTCCGCAGCGGCTTGCGTAAATCGCTAGTTGGCTGGACTGTCGGCCCCCGCTGGAAGTAAAACCATGTTGCAAGTAGAGATTGACCAGCAGGAGCTTAAAAACACAGGAACCACCTGGACCCGAAACTCCGACTTTGAAAAGAACGGATTTTTTGTTATCCGCAATTTATGCAGCGCCTCAGACCTCACCCGCCCAGTACCCCATCAACGTGGTCAAATCAACTACTGGGGCAAAAAGGCCAACCAGTTTAACTACACACCTGAGGAGTGTCAGGTTAATGGCTCTCTTTCGACCTACAACCACCCCCAGTACCGACAAGCACACATAGATGTGCGAGCAAAAATTGAGCAGGCGATCAGCCGCACGCTTTACAAAACTTACTACTTTGACC